GGTGCGACCACATCGATGACAACGATATCGTTCACGGAGATGATCCTGTGATGTCAGGGATGACGGTCACCCTGCCCGCGAGGACGGTCGAGACGTCATCGTTCGGATAGGTTAGCTGCAAGTCCCAGGCAGCGTTGCTTCGTGGCAGGCTGTTGCTCGCGTCTGCAGTCAGCAGGGCATTGATGATGTTCGGGGTCTCGATCTCGCACTCGATCGTTGCGATCTTGCAGCCGCCCGACTTGTCCCGGATTTCGGCGTCCACGACCACGCCAGACAGATCGACCGGCTCGGTCTTTTCCACATCCGCCCAGAGCAGGAACTTCCATCGGTTGGTGTCGCCCCGGTAGATCGTCAGGGAATGTTGGCCGGGAAGCATCGCCACATCCTCTGCCCTATGCCAGCGCCGGATCGCGAAGACGATGCAGGATGGCCGTCACCTCTGGCGCCAGATAACCAAGCGCAACCTGGCTGTCCTCCTCTCCGATATTGCGATCGTCGTATAGTTTCGACAGCACCATCAGCGTTGCGGCCTCGACGATCGCACCGTGCACACTGTCGATCGCAGTCCAATCGGATGGTTTCTTGATGTAGTCGAGCACGATCGCCGAGGCGTGTGCGATCCTGCGCTCGATGTCGGCGTCGTCGTCGGTGTGATCGACACGCAGATGCGCCTTGGCAACGTCGAGGGTGATCGTCATTTGGTGGCACTCCTTCCGTCGCGGCCGCGTTTGACCGCCAGCCTCCATCCGGCGCTGGTCTCCGGCTTGTCGGCGGTTGCCTGCTGGGCGATCCACAACGAGCCGCCGAACGACACTGCATCGCCGCGCTCGTATTCCTGCTCGGCCCGGTAGACGCCGCGGTCGAGTACGATCGGCAGGCAGACCGGAAATTCTTTCACCCTGTCGCTTTGCGTGAAGCGGAACGTCACCTGGCGCTCACCGTCGTAGTCGACGACAAGGTCGTCGAAGCCGAACCCGTCCAAGCCATCCCTGCCAGGATCTCCGGGCCTGCCGGGATCTCCGTCGCGGCCGACCACCAGGCCGAGCGTCTGCAGGCTGCCATCGGACAGCGTGATGACGAGCTCGCCGGCACGGTTGATCATGGCGGCAGCGAGGCCGATGCCGTCCCTGCCAGGATCTCCGGGCCTGCCGGGCTCGCCAGGCTGGCCTGGATCGCCCTTGTCGCCTTTCTGGGGCTGCCGGTCCTCCAGCGCCTTCACACGCGCCCCAAGGGCCGCCAGCGGCACCGAAACGGCATCCAGCAGGCGATCGACCATCGCGGCCATGTCAAGCTGTGGCATCGCCCATCCATCCTTCCGCCACGCGCTGCTCGAGCCGCGCCATGAAAGTCTTGGTCGGATCCGGCTCCTCATCTTGCGGCGGCCCGTCCTCATCTGGCTCGTCGGGTTCGGCCGGCTTCGGCGCCGGATTGGCCGGGGCGAACGGGTCCGCCTTCTGGTCGCGCTTGGCAAGCGCGGCGAGCGAGTAGTTCTGTTGCTGCAGGTACGGCGACGCGCCTCCATTGACCGGCGGAAGGTTGAGCCGACGCCTTGCCTCGTTGGGCGCCATGATGCCTGCTCCGACCGCATCGGACAGCGATTTCACGTGTGTCGCCGTGTCCAGGCGCAGGAGATCGTCAAGGTCGAACTCGGTGCCGTAGGGCGCCGGCAGCTCGAGCCCCTCGTCGAGGCACATCTCGATCGCCTCGATGAAGATCTGCAGGCATTGCGAATAGTACTGCTGGTCAAGCGCCTCGACATTGTTGGCGGTCGGCATGGGTCCGAGGCCAAGCTTGTAGGGCGGTACGCCGAACGCCGCGCAAATCGCCTCGGCGGCGCCCTTCTGCTGCTCGACTACCTGCGCATCGGTCGCCTTGACCGCCAGCGGCTCGAATTTCAGGCCATCGGCCAGCACCGCCACCGATCCGGCATTGGCGCCGCCGAAATTCTCCTGCCATCGCGATTTCATCCTGGCGACGGCGTCGTCGGCCATCGCGCCCGGCGCGGTCAGGATACCGCCCGGCATCGCCCGGTTGCCGAAAAACTGCGTCTCGTTCTTCTGGATCGACAGCCCCTGCAGCGCCGGTCCGCCGGCCGCGTACATCTTCGAGAGCCCGATCAGCGGATGGTAGAACGTGTCCTGGCGGTCGTGGATGATTTCCCGGGCAGGCGCCACGACATTGTCGTTGCCGGAAAGGCCGGCCAGGTCGTCGCGCCGCAGCTCGTAGTAGACATCGCCATTCGGCGCCACCAGGACCGTCACATGGGCGGGATCCAGCACATGCAGCCTCACCACCACGCCGCGCTGGTCGCGCTGCTTCAGCACATAGGCGTTGCCGTGGATGAGCTTCGACTGCACCCAGGAGGCGACGAACTGGATCCGGTTCTGGTAGCCATTCGGCTTTCTGAGCACTGGGCTGAAAGCCGGGCTGTCCGCCTCGCTCCAGATGCCATTTTCGTCCTGGCTGACCAGCCGCAGCCGGCATTTTGACACGTCGGAGGATATGAGATCGATGCAGCGGAAGACTGGCCAGAACGACAGCCAGTCCTCGATGCGGATCTCGTCGTTCCTCTGCCAGGCGCCGGCATAATGGTCGTGCACGATGACTGGCCACCAGCCACCACGGGCGTTGTCCCACGCCGTGACAGGATGCAGCGTCTCGCGCCGCGCCGCCTTGGTGATCGACAGGCCGAAGATCTTCATTCGTCCCCGGCCTCGAGCTTGCGGGTCTTGTAGGTCTTGGCCTTGGGTTTGGGCCTATCCCCGGCCTCGGCCTTCGCCGGCTTCCTCGCCGGCTTCGGAGTTTCGGTCGCCCGCTCGGCCTGGCGGGTGGCGATGAGGGTGCGCGCGTAGCGTTCGTCGAGTTCGAAGGCCTCGCCGGCTTTCAGCGCCTTGCCGCCGATTCTGATGGGAGCTCTTGCAATCAGCGATGCCATTTGCCGCGTCTCCTTCCCTTCGAAAAGAGGCGGCCCGCTGTAGGTGACGGGCCGCCCAGGTGGCGGTCCCCCTACGGCGTAACCACGCCGGTGTAGTTGGCGCCGGTGATGTAGGCGACAGCGGTATCGACCACCCGCCGCCAGGTGATCATCCGCTCGGCGCGGATGCCCACGCAGTTGTTCTGCCAGAGATTGAACGTCGCGGTGCTCGGATCAGCAGGAGCGTCGTTCATCTCGAGCGTCGCCTCGCGCGAGATCGAGATCGAGACGCCGCCATCGTCGGCGATCATGATCCGGCTTGCGTCGATGATAGCCAGGATGCCTGCCGGAACTGCGTTGGAGATGACCGCCGGCACGCCGAGTATGTTGCCGGCATCGGCGCCCGTCGGGCTGAGATTCGGGAATTCAGCCTGACCGAGCGGATTTTTCAGCATGGCAAGCTGCATTCCGATCGTCTTCGTCGTGATGAAGACCGGCGTTTCGAAATCCGCCGCGGCGATCAGCAGCGCCTGGATGTCGGCGTTGGCGTCCTCCGATGCCGTTCCCGACGACGGAATGCCGACCACGCCGTTGAGGATGGATCCCGGTCGCACGCCGGCCGCCGCCGCGATCGCCGGATCGATGAAGTTCTGATCGAGGAACTTGGTGATCACCTTGACCAGGTTGGAACGCACCTCGGTCTCGGCATTCGGCCGCGAGAACCTGACCAGTTCCTCCGACAGCACCACGATGCCGGCGACCTTGTTGACGCCCAGCGTCACCTCGCCGAATTTCATTTCACCGACCGGCTTGGCCTTGGCCTCACCGACCCACTTGACCAGGCTGTCCTGCAGCACGGTGACCAACCTGGTGTTGAACGGCACGTATCTGAGGCCGGGAACGCGGCCGATGATCGTGGCCGGCCGGATAAGATCGAGGATCTCGTCGGCCATCGTCTGGTATTCGACCAGCGGCTTCGCCCAGTCGGCATCGGTCGTCGTGCCGGCGGTCACCGCCGCCTTCAGTGCAATCTCGACCTCAGGCGTCGAATTGTGCCACCGCTTGGCGATCTCGGCTGCCTGCATCACGTTGCCCTGTGCCGCCGCATACGCCATCACGTAGCGGGTGAAGGCGGTGCCCTTGGGCAGGGTCTGCTTGAGCACGATGGCGCTGGCGCCGCTGCGGACTACCGCCGCCTCTTCCGGCGTTTTTGCTCCGCTCACCGGCGTGGCCCTGGCCTTGTTGAGCTTCTCGACCGCCTGCATGCGGGCGAGATCGGCGTCGACCGCCTTCAGCTCGTCCTCGAGCGTGTCGAATTCCTCCTGCTCCGCGGCGTCGGTCGAGCGGCCGTCCTCGGCCGTTTTCTGCATGATTTCCGTCATCCTTGCCGCCTTGGCGGCGCGGGTCGCTTCCAGCGAAGCGATCTGTTCGGCGAGCGTCTTCATGGCGCTGCCCTCCTTTCGTCGGGTTGCGCCCGTGACGCCGGGCAGGGTCTTGACGGAGCGCAGTCCCTGGCCGGTCGCGGCCCGCTGCGCTTCGTCGATGGATTTGATAGAGGTGATGCTGGCGTCCTGGTTGGCCGCGACGGTTACCGCCGACAGCTCCAGCCATTCCCAGCTCTTGAAGCGGGTGCCGCCCCAAGGGTTCTTCGCGTCGATCGCTTCACTTTCCAGCGCACGGAACCCGATCGACAGGCCGCGCACCAGCTTCGACTTGATATAGCGCCAGGCCTTGTCGATCCCCTCGTCGACGCCCTTGACCACCGTAGCGGCGATCTCGATGCCGTCTTTCGACACCTTGGCTTCGGTGACGTGGCCGATCGGCTGGCGGCTGTCATGCTGGTAAAGCAGCGGCAGCGGCAGCGCGAACTTCACGCCCTCAGGCTCGACGATGTCCTCCATGCGGTCGGGCGAAGGCGTCGAGGCGATGCCGCGGATCTCGCGTTTGTCCTCGTCGACCGACTTGATGTCGAGAACGGCATAGGCGCGGTTCATGGCTGGCCTCCCACAAAAAACAGCTGCCCCTTCGGCACGTGCATCGGCTGCGGGTTGCGGCCGGCCAGCATCATGGCGTCGAACAAGGCGACCAGCGGATCGATCTTGGCCTTGCCGGCGGCCTGCTTGGTGATCAGCACGGCATTGCCGCGCTGCTCGGCCTTGGCGTTGCCGACGCACCACGCCATCAGCCGGGATCCGGCGTGCCACAGCGTGCCGTCCTTCAACGCCCGCTCGGAGGACCACACCGCGCCGGTGAGCCGGTATCCCTGGCTGATGCCGATCACCTGGCCCTCGCCGATGCCGTTCAGCGCCAGTTCGTTGACCAGGTCGGAAATGCCGTGTAGGTCGACGCCGACCGCCGCCTTTTCGGGCAGCAGCTCGGCTTCCTTCAGCCTGGCGACGATGGCCGCGACCTCCTCGATGTCCTGCGTCGGCCGCTCGCAGATCACCAGGTCGCCATCGGCGGCGAAGTCCTCCAGCCGCTGCGCGGTGTCGCGGCGCCGCTCGAGAACGTCGGTATGCGCCCACGCGCGCGACCACAGCAGCCAGTCGCGGGTCGTCCGGTCGCGGCCGAGCACCGCCAGGCCGAGCAGATCGTCGAGGCCGCCGCCGTCAATGCCGACCACCGCGACGTCGCAGCGTTCGATCAGGCTATCCAGCGTGATCGACGGATCGGCGGCATCTTCCCAATAGTCCGCGCCGGCCCAGCGGTCGTCGTGCAGCGCCAGGCCGATCTCGACGTTGAGGTGCTGCGAGGCCCAGCGCCGCTCCTCCTCCTCGCCCTTCTCCTGCGCGGTCGCCCAGTCGGCGACCAGCCGGTCGAGCGTTATCGACTTGCCGAGGTTCGGCAGCACCATCGGCCAGTGGCGCGGATCCTGCCATT